GTGATAGAGCCTGTGTAGATTTTTGAACCGTCAATAACCGTCTGACCGTTTTCTACTTTTGCCCAAGCTTTGATTTCTTCTGCCGACACGATTAACGGAATTGTCTTTGAATAGACTTTGTTATTGTAACCGACTTCAATTTTGATAGCCGTGCAAGTTGCTATATATGCGTTGAATTCTCCCGACAGCGAAAGAATGAAATTATTTGTATTTTTCTGTGACTTGTAAAATACAGATTTGTTGCCGTTCATTCTCCATACTCGTATTTCACTTGCAGTTACAAGCTGTGTATTACCGCCTGAGTTCTGACGGAATTCAATGTTTATTGTTGACGGTGTGCAAGATGTTCCGAGAATGTTCTTGTTGACCGATGATACATCGGTATAGATTTCATAAGCCTGTGCATCTGTGCCGTCTTTACCGTCTTTACCTTTGATTTCACCTGTGCAAACAAAAGCACCGTTTTTATTGTTCCACACAAACAAATAGCCTTTGACAATGTATGAATCACCGTTGTTAAGCGTTGTTGTCCTGTTGTTAATGATACTTGTACAATCAGAGTCAAAATACAAGTCATAAGGAATGCCAATTTGATAATCTTCATTCTTTTTATATGCTGTGCCGAGAATTTTAACAGAAGTACCGTCCTCTCCGTCCGATACACACCCGATTGAACAAACAGCTATGTATGTTTTATCCGCTGAGTCTTTTGACTCGGCTTTAACATACAGTACAGATGAATTTTTGAAAGCTGTTGCAGAAGAGATTATCATATTTGTTTTCATTGCGGTTTGAGTGTACTCTGTCCACACTTCACCGTCTGACGAGGTGTACCACCTTGTTGATGCAACATTGATATTTCTTGCTGTGAGATTGACTGCAATATTTTGAACATCGTAACCGTCTGTTACTGTCTTCTTAACAAGCGTAGCGTTCGGGCGGATATCAATGCCCATAGCCATATCTGTAAGAGCAGTAATATCCAATCCGCCGATTGTACCCGATGTTGCATTGATATTACCGAAATTGTCAACGGTAAATGTACCGTTACCGATATTGATACTACCGCCAGTTATTTTTGCATAAGGGAAATATACTGAGTCTTTATCAAGATAAAAAAGTTTTTTGTTTTCTGCCCACCAAGACATCTCAGTTGGTGTAATTCTTGTTTTGAGGTTTGACCGTGTATCGATAACCTTGCCGTTGTACTCGAAGGAATCCGAGAGCAAACCGACTTCAACACCGTATATCGGACTTGCTCCGCTTTCATCGAGTAAGCCTTGCTTGATATAAGAGGTTTGATTGACTTTGTAATTATCAAGGTCTGTTTCGAGCTGTGATGCATAATTGTATAAATATTCAATTCCTACACTACTCCCTGAAATATCGAGCGTTGTGTCACGAAGATATTTTCCAAAGTCAGAGATTGCAACATAATTACCGTTCATCTGCGATGTGAATTTTTCGTCTGACTGTATCACTACATCTGCTGTCTTAATTACAAGGTCACGGATGGTAGCATAACGGCTCATAAGGTCTTTGTTGACCTCTACGATATCGCCATTGGATGCAGACAGAGCCGATGCTGTCTGCTCCCACATTTTATCTACTGAAAGGTTGGCAAGCGTTGCGTTTAACTGTTCATTGTTACGGTATATGTAACTGCGTATCTGTGCAAGCTGTTCCTCGGTTGTACCGTTGCCAATGTTTGGCAAATCAATAAAATTCATTAAACATCACTTCCAATCTCCAATACCTTTGAAATCGAATAAATTTTGCAAGTACCTTTACCTTCAATACGAATTGCAAAGTGGTCACATCTGCGAGGCAAGACAGGTATGCTATAAGATTTAGTACCGTGACCGCCAATCGATGAAACTGTTTCCCAATGGTCTGAGTCATCATAGCGAATACGCACTCTAATTTGACTTGTAATCGGTTTTTGCACTCTGAGTAACATTCTTCCTACATACTTATTATCGGAGTAGGAATAGCCTATAGAGCCTGTTTCTGCATACCATTCAAAGTCATCCTCCGCTGTACCTCTGCCTGTTGTGGTCATAAGCTGATAACTGTCGGCATCAATGAAGTAAAGGTCTGTCTTAACCTTGCAGAATTCTTTGATGTGAATGTTATCTTCCTTGTGCCACATTCCAGTAGTAATGTCATAAACGAAGAGAGTCCATACTCCGCTTGTGTCCTGCATACAGATATAATATCTATTTCCAATACTACCGCTGACAGCGTTGCTATAGCTAACCGCACCGAGAGGATTTGATATGCTTGTCGGCAACGAACCGTCATAGTAGCAGACATCTGTTGCGGATTTATAAAACAAGGTTTCATTGAGTATGCAAAGGCTCTTTGAAGAACCTTTCTGAACACCTCTTACTTTCTGCTCGATGACCTGATAATTACTCGGCATTGAGCCGTAAACCTTGTGTATGCAATTTTCTTTGAAGAATAGTAAATAATTACCGTAAGCAATTGCACCTGTCCACACACCGTCAGAGCCAACGGAAACGGCATATGAGTCCGTTGATATACCTGCATATACGAACCAGTTCTTGAAATCACCCTGCTTGCAAGCATAGATTTCATTGACGATTTTGCCCTCGTTGTTAAGACCGTAACGGCATCCCCACAAACGGTTGTTCGATTCGATGACAAAGTCCATAATCGGAGCAACACGCTCAAGTTTGACTGTACCTGTAGACTGAGTGACAACATTGTCAAGTATTGCAGTAACTACAATCCAGTTTTCCTTTTCATCAATAGACTTGATGAGCATCGATGTGTTAAGAGCATCAATCTGTTCTTTGATTTTGTCGCTACCCGAAGAGGAAGAGGAGTCACAACCGCTGATTGTTACAGCATCACCTTCCTTGAAACCTTTTCCGATGCCTGTTGACTCAATACGCACATAGGTTGTTGATAGAGATGACCACATCCGTGTGTTTGAGTTCCATACCTTCAAGTAGTGCGTGTCACCGCTTGTATCAAGCCATTTATATCCGTTTGCGACCGTTTCCTTCTCACCGACATTAGGTGACTCATCACCTACATAGACATAGTTTTCACCTTTTGGGTTTTGGTACTGATATTTAGTGCCATCTTGCGTACACATTGTATATACAACATTGTTGACCTCTGTTGCTATCTCAATAGTGTTATCAAGATATCCCCAGTCGGATGTATCTTCCGTATTAATGAAGACCTTGTCAGGAAAAATAACAAGGTATGCACCCATTGACACCATTGTTTTGTCTGTGTCCGTCAAAATAATATGGTCAACCTTTTCTCCGTCAATGTATAAATACATACCGTCAATGTAGCAGAGGTTATCACGGCTTGCCATACATTTAGGCTTGGTAAACTGTTGCACAATACCTCTCTTATCTCTCGGTGACAACACAGGATAGTAATTGCCTGTCATATTCTGCATATCATAAAACTCCGTGTCACCGATGCGGATGTTGTGGTTATATCCTGCAAACTGCTCTTGATACTCTCGCTGTGCAGAGGATGAATCAAGCTGTGGAAAATTAAAAGCCATAGTATCACCACCTAAAAAGTAATGTGGGCAATTTCTTTCGGCATATGGTTGCAATGCCACCAATTGACGAAAGAGTCATAATGGTTGCTGTACTGTGCAGATGATGCGTTGTATCTGTCATACTCCTTGTTGACAAGGTGTATTTGAAGTTCAAGGAATGCTTTGTAAATCTCTACTGCATACGGTTTCGGAATTAGTAACGGCTGATTGCGTGATGTGTTCTCGTCATATCCGATGAAGTCTGTATCTTCATAACCTTCGTGCGTATCAAAGACTTCGTTCTTGACCATTCTGTCGAGAGAGTCAAGCCAAGCAATCTTTTCGTCTTCTGTGCGGTTGTTCGGTACTGTTGCATCAATCATATCAATTGCATCAGCTATTGTAATGTAGTCCATATTTTCATCTCCTTTTAAAACAAAAAAGAGGCGGAAAAACCGCCTCTTAATCTCATAATCAAGCCATCGGCTTGCTGTCTTTGAATGCCATTTTCTTGATGAATTCTCTCGCCTGTGTGCGAGCCTTTGCCTTGTTATTAATAACCTCAGCAAAGATTTCATCTACTTCGACAGGTACATCGGTCTGCACAAGAATATTGTGACCGTTGACCGAGAAGAATTCCTGTTCTGCTCCGTCACCCTCAATCTGAGGGTCACGGGGAAGAATAACAGTAACTTTCTTACCTGTAAGACCTGCATTCTTTGAATTTGAATTTGTAGCCATAGATAATCTCCTTATCAGTTTTCCTCGTCAACAGATGAGTAAGAAGAGCCTGACTCGACACGGAGGATTCTCTCCTCATAAAGAATCTTAGCACCGTGGCTAAATTTGTAGCCTACTGTGCTGTAAAGTTCGAGAGGACCGCCGATTTCCGACTTGTCCTTGATAATCATATGCATTGACTCGTTTTCGGGTTCAATGATGCCGAAAGCCTTTGCACCGAGGAAGAGTGTGTCATATGTAGCGATGCCGAGTTTGTTGTGTGCATGAATCTTACATTCCGTTGACTCAACGAAACGGCAACCGTGAAGTTCGCCGATTTCACCTTTGAAAATTGGTGCTGTGTCATTGTACTTGTGGTACTCTTTCCACTCGTCAGACTCTGTAAGGTCATGAGCGACCGAGGGATGGATAAGACATACATAGCTACCGTTAATCTTCGGTGCTTTGTTCTTCTTGAGCCAAGTAACAGCCTTTTTAACAACCGCAGGAGTGAGAACACAATCTGCTGTGAGTGTATCTCTTGTTGAGATTACTGTGCCGTCCTTCTTCGGACAGTACATAACAGAGTTACCTGCAATGAGGACATTTCTTGTGAGAGTGTCCATAGTCGCACCTGCCGATGCACCCATCTCTTCTGTACAGCCCTGAATAATCGGGTCATATGCCTCATATTCAAGTCTGTCTGTGATTGTGGTGTAATCGCCGTGCTGTGATGTTGTACCTTCAATCTTCGTCATACCGAAAGCCTGTCCTGTCGGTGTAACACCTTCGGTAATCGGTGTGAGAGCCTTCGGGAATGTGTTGAATTTTCTCCATTCGCACTTATTGCCGTGAATCTTCTGCTTATCGCCAAACTGATTGAAGATAAGTTCTTCTCTTGCGTTTTCAAGAAGGGAAGTATCGTAGAATGTCTTCATTGTCGGGGACATTCCACTTGCGGATGTTTTGTTTGCGTTCAATGTTGTTTCGTCAGCAAAAAGCTGAAGAATAAGATTGTACATAATATTAGACATAATAATGCTCCTTTATTGTTAGAATTTTGGAGCAACACCTGTTCTGATAAACTGTTCCTTGATACGCTTGAAGTCATCAAGAGTAAACTGTGAGGGGTCATCCTTCACAATGACGGATGCACGGTGATTCATACCGTTTTCTCTCGGTCTTTCTTTGTTGGCTTTAACTGCATTTGCAGTGTTGATAGCTGTCTGATTGACCGCATTGTTTACTGTAGCGTTGAGAATGTCCTTGTAATGAATCACACGGTAAGCATTGTCTACTGACAGACCGATACCGCCTAACTCCTGTGGGTCAACAAGCTTGCGAAATTGAGGATTACTCATTTCTGTTTCAAGGTCGAAAGAAGGAAACTGTTCTCTCATTGCATCCGACTGACTCACAAGGTTCTTGCAATGTTCGTTAATGAATGCCTGTCTTTCTCTGTCTGCCTGTTCACGCTTGTTGTTCTCAAGAATTCTCTCTGCTTTCTTGACTTTGACATATTCCTCAACAGGCAATCCTGCCTCAAGTGCCTCATCTTCATACAGCTTCGTGTCATTCTGAATGCTGTTGCTGAGGTCATCAAGGAAACTGTCTGATGCGGAATCAAGTCCGTATCTGACATTAGCTATGTTGAGGATGTCACGCATTCTTGCGTTCTCAGCCTTGAGCGACTCCTGCTCCTTGAATCTCTTTGAAAAGGCTTTGTCCATATACTTCTGGGCATCGTCTTTCCACTCGTCAGACTTGACGAGTTCGGCAAAAGTCATTTTCGGCTTTTCTTCGGGAACAGCACCGACTTCGGTGTTGCTTTCACTCTGCTTACCGTAAACAATCTTCGGTGCAGAGCCTTTGCCATCGGCAGGGAGCGATGTGCTTGTTATTTCTCCTGCTAAGCCTGTTGAGCCTTCACCTGTTCCTGCTCCTGCGGATGCACCTGCAGATGCACCACCGCCACCGTCAGCGAAAAGCTGAATGTTGAAACAACGGAACATAAGTTCAGTAACAACGGCTGTTGAGATAGTCTTAACCATTGCTATCTCCTTCCATATAAAGTCTGTGGTTAAGGTCACGAGCCTATGTTCACAATTTATCATTGCAAGACCAAACACCTCAAACCATCAATTTCAAAACGGTAAAAAAATTTGCAATTCGTAAAAAACACCCATTTTTACTAATTGAACATTTTGCGGTCATCAGCAAAATGTTATTTTGGACATAAAAAAAGCACCCATAATCGGGTGCTTAGAAACTTTGAGAGAGAGTTGGGAGAGAGTTAGATAACGGTCAACTTAATGTTATCGGGATAGTTTTCGGCAAGCAGATTAAAGCCTGTTGTAACGGTCATAAAGACTAACTGCACATTAGGTTCGTATTCCTCATTAGGTTTGCATCTGTATGTAACACGCTGTTTCTCGCCCTCGCCATTGATAGTGAATGACGGTGATTCTGTCATAGCTGTGCGGAATTCTTCAAGCGTGTTTGCGAGTGTGTACAAGAGCGTTGATGCTCCTGCACACACAATATCTTTGCCATTCTCGGCAAAATCTGCGTGACCTCTCATTGTTACGGTGTAATTTTTAGTATCGACTTTAACTTTAAGCATATAGTATTCTCCTTACTGATTAACCTGAGTTGATGCCTGTGCTTTTTCCCTTGCATTCGTCATGAATGACCTTTCGGATGTATCGTCTGTTGTAATGCCGTCAACAGAGAGGTTACCGCTCGGTTCTTCGGAATTGTTTCCATTTTCAACGAGAATCGCCTGTGCAAGCTGTTCAGCCATCTGCGTGCCATTCTGCATATCTACCTGCTGTGCAAGGTTGAACGCAATCTTTTGTAACTGCTGATACTTATCAAACATTGTGCCGTTTTGCATTATCATCTGTATGATTTCATCCTTGTGTGCGAAATCCATTGTCTGTAACAGCATAAGCGACATATCGACATTCTGAGGAGAGAACACACCGAGATTGTACAACTGTATCGCAAGTTCGTTCTGCTCCATCTTTGTGTAAGGCGAGGCTTTCTGTGCGGTTACTTCTATATCAAAGCAAGGCAGTCTAAGTCCCATATCTCTGCCGAGAATGCTCGGCTGTTTCTGTGGTTTGAGTCCTGCGTTGTTGTACTGTACGAATTTTTCTTGTCCGTATTTGCCTGTAATACGGTACTCTCTAAGCACATCGTAAAACTGACGGATTAATTCGATAACCATATTCGTAATCTTGCGGTGCATCGTGTACATAATCTTGTTATGTGTACGGCTCATCTTACCGCTCTGCTCCTGCATTGTAGCAATAGCCGATGCTCCCGAAGTGCTACCACCGTTATTGACATCACGGTTACCGAGTGTTTCCTTCATCTCAGCTATGAGGTTTTCCCTCATATTCACAACGAAGGTTGGGACTGGCGAGGTTGTAATCGGCAGAATTGAGTCATTGTTAAGACTGCTTGTTGTGTGTACAAAGTCTTTGCTCCAATCAGCAAATTCAGCCTCGTTGACCGCTCCGTTGGTCTTGATGAAGTATCTCGGCTTGCTTGTTACTCTCGCATTAGTAAGCATAGCCTGTGTCAATACATCAATAGCGTGTTGGTCACCTCTGCCGATATCCGTATATCCGTATCCTGCAATACTGCCCTCAACAGGGAATAACGGTGTAACTACAAAGGGATAGAGTCCGTGGTCATACCAACCGTTTGGATAATTTTCTGCATCGTTTTCGGTTGCAAAGAGTACAGTACCCTCTACAAACTTGCAGTAATGCAAGACCTGATTACCGTTGCTGTCAGACAGCTTGTAGAACCAATCTACAACGGTTGTCTTACCGTCTGTGTCGATAGCATCATCTGTACGATATTGGTCTGATATAACCTTGTGGCTGTTGAGCTTGCCTTCAAGCTGTGGATATTGCTTAACAAGCGATTCATTATCCACAAGTGAAGTATGAAATACTTCTTTACTATCCTGTATATCGGTCACACCGCTCTCCCAAAACAGATTGAGTATGTCAATCTTTTCAACCGATATGTCACCGAGTCCATCGTGTTTAGTTCCGTCCCAAAAGACTCCTGCACAACAAACTCCCTGTTTAAGTATGTAGTTGGCAAGTTCTGAGTAAGTGTTTTCGTAATCGTTTTCCTCGAAGATAACAGGGAGAATACTCTTAAGCTTTTCAGCCTCTTCCACATCATCTTCACGCTTAGGTCTGATGTTTGATTCAGGATAACCGTCCATCAAGTCAGCGTGCTTTGATGCAATACAGTTCCACAGCCAAGCTGTTGCGACCTCGTTGTCACCTTTTTTCTTGTTGCCATTGTGGTCATAGTAATCCCATTGACGGAGTTTCCAATAATCCTCATTCGCTTTAATTCGCCTGTCAAGGCTTGTCTTGTAGGTCTTGTACCGCATTAATCGGTCATATGCCTGTAAGACTGTACGCTCAGTTACAACAGGGTTCAACACGGCTTTCGCCTCTGTTGTATCACCGCCTATAATGCCTTGTGTAGGTGCGTTGTCATCAGACAACATCTGTGTTGTCTGTTCTGTTGTTGTGCTATCCTGTGGCATTTCTGAGCCATTCTGCATATGTTCAAGCTGATTCCGTTCGTCCTGAGTCCATAAGATGCGGTTATCGGGAGCAGACTGCGTTCTCTGCAGTTCTGTCTGCTGTTCTGCTTGTCTGCGTTCCTTTTCTTCTCGTCTTTTTTTTCGTCTTAATGCCATAAGTAATTCTTCCTTTCGTTATCTTCCGACAGCGGATTTGGCTGTGGTGTTTTTGGCTCAATCTTGCGTGCAGGAGCTATCGGTCTTGACATACACCAATATCGCAACGCATCAGCAATGTGGTCTTCTTGACTTGTGTCCAAGTCCTCTTTTTTTGTTTCATCAAACATAAGCAAAGGCAGAGTCCTTATCGTGTGCTTGCAGTTGCTGAACACATAGAGCATCGGCTTGCCGACTTCATCAAATGCAAAACGATAATGCATCTGCATCCAACCTGCAATACGGTCATTCTGTCCTTTATCAAAGTAAATGCCGTATTTTTCAGCTACATCGTTGACTGACTCGCCTCGTGAGCCGTCCCAAATTGCTGGGTCTGCCACTCCTTGAATATCCCGACCTGCAAGCTGTGGCTGTGTATGTTCATATTCAGACAGCATTTCAAATTGCTTATATGGTTGCCACTTGACACCTTCATTCGGTGTCGCTGTACATCCGTAATATTCATCAATAACATACGCTCGTCCGTCATAGTCTACAGCTATGTACAGCATTGCGAACGGTTTACCGTAACCAAAGTCATATGCTCGATATACTCGCCATTCCTGCGGTATGTCAAACGGCTCTATCACATTTGTGTATCGACCATATTTGAGAGCATCCTCAGGAGAAAGACCAAGTTTGTGTGCCTCTGCAACATCAACCTCAGTCCTAAAGTCCTCAAAGAACATACCCTCGAAGACATCCCATCTGCCGTAGAGCCAAGCATCACGGAGTTTTGGGGGCAATGCCTCAAGCTGTTGAATGTATTCAGGCTGACTCTCCATAAGAGCCTTATTATCCGTCACAAGCGACTGAATAAAGCAGTAATCATCAGCTTGTTCATACTGACCAAATTTGCGGTCAATAAACAACCGCTTAAAATAACCGTGACTCTGACCGCCTGGGTTGAGCGTGTAGTATATCCTCTTAGGAAAATCATTTACACCTCGCAAGCAAGCCGTAATGGCTTTGATTTGGTGTTCTGAGAGCAAACAAGCCTCATCAATAAAAATCACATCAAATTCAGCACCTTGATATTGTTGAAGGTCAGCATCATTCTTACAATAACCGAATTTTATCGTTGAGCCGTTCGGAAATGTAAAAATCTTGTCCTGTGTATTGTATCGGGCGATGCCAGCTAACTCTGCTCTTAGCGTGTTAATGTGGTTGTTGAGCAATTCGGGGTAAGTCCTACGCACAATAAGTATCTTTATCCCTGCGTACCTCGCGCACAATAATTTAGCTTTAAGTCGGACGGCAAAGGACTTTCCTCCGCCTCTCGCTCCGCCATACGCAACATATTTCTGCTTTGCAAGCAAGAATTGTCTTTGCTTGTCATTTGGTACACCTAAATAGTTAATCTTTGTCATTCTGCGTACCTCTCTGCCTCATCTGAAAGTGCGAACATAGTCGGCTCTATGTTGTCCTTGTCCTGCTGTGCTTTGAGCCGTTCACGCTCAAGTGCAAGCCTCTCACGCTCAAGTGCGAGCCGTTCAGCCTCAAGTCTTCCGATAATGCCGTGTAGACTCTGTTTGACTTCTACGGCATCTTTCAACGCTCTTGACAAACTTTGCAGGTCTTTAGTCTGCATTGGTGGAATGACATCATAGCCGTTTGATTCCTCGCCTTCTCGCCTCAAAAAATCAAGAATTAAGTCATCCATCTTATCTGAGGCTTTAATAAGTTTCGTCATTTTGTTGACTTTTTGCTTTTCAATCTGTTCAGTAGCTTTTTTGTAGACATTTTGTGTCAGTTTTTGTCTTTTCTCACGCAGACCGTATCTATCCAAGTGTTCATGCAGAGTTGACTCTGCCATTCCATACTTACGGATGATGTCGACAGGTTCAGAGCCGTTGATATACTCATTGTCAATCACTTCCCAATTGTATTTTTTTGGCATTGTCACACCTCTTTTTCGCTTATAATGTTTAAATTAATACTATAATAAGCGAAAAAAATTTCTCTAACCATACGCACAGGACAGACAGCGGACAAACTCCAAAAAATATTTTTTCAAAAAAATTCAAAAAAGCATTAACAACACGAAATCCGTGTAGTATATTATAATCAACAAATCAAAACACAAGGAAACATCCACAGACAAAAAAGGAGAAAACACTATGAGAATTAGAACATTTAATGACTTCGAGAATCTTAAAAAAGGAGCGTGGCTCGAAGATGGAAGCGGAATATATGAGGTGGTCGCCACTTACAACGAATTTAATGAGTGTATTGGTCTTGCAGAAGTAATATTTAAAGATGATGAAAGTGATGAATACACGCTTGGCACGAAGAATCCAAATGTAACTTTTTCTGATGTAAGGGGCGTTGAAATTATCGCTTAATCGCAGAGTGACCGACCTTCGGGTCGGGTAATGCGGACGGTCACAATCCCGATAGGCACGCAAAATAAAAAAAACAAAAAGGAGAAAACATTTTATGACAATCAAAGAGGCACGCATTAAGGCAGGATTGACACAGCGAGCAATGACGGATTTGTTACTTATTCCGTATCGCACAGTACAAGATTGGGAGTCGGGAAAACATAACCCACCGATTTATGTTGAAAAGTTAGTTATTGATAAACTTCTGCAAATTGCAGAACAGTCAGCAGAACAGTCATAAAAAAACAAAAAAGGCACACCGTTTATGGTGTGCCTTTCCTGCATAGGTAAATAGTAAATATATAGGAAATTATGAAGACAATTTAAACAGCACGCAATTTTTGCGTGTTGATACTCAGGCAAGATGACCTCGCACACTATGACAAGGACGAGGTCATCTTTACGGAAGAAAGGATAAAAAAACTAATCTACCACAGTAGAAATTAAAAAAACAAACTTCCGCACTTATATAATACTACTTTTTAGGCTTGCAGTCAAGCTTTTTGTACGGCGGATGAGGGGGATTTTTTTGCAATTATGTGTTTGTTATTTCGTTATGCAGTTTGTTTAATCGCTGAATTTATTCTTTCCTCAGCAATTTTGTAATACTTTTTGTCAAGCTCAACACCGATAAAATTGCGGTTTGTATTTATGCAGGCAACACCTGTTGTTCCGCTTCCCATAAACGGATCTAAAACAGTGTAATTTTCTTTTGAACTGTTTCGGATTATTTTTTCAGTAATGTAAAGAGGTTTAATGGTTGGATGTTTCCACATTTTTTTGTCCTTTAGGTTTGAAACGCTTAAATAATATGTTTTTGCATCCTCGTAACTGTGGGGAAAGCACTTACCTTTTCCTTTTCTGAAATAAAGTAAATATTCAGTATCGCTTAAATATTTATTTGAATAGGTCGGTAAAGCATTCGTTTTGTGCCAACAAATAATATCAAATTTGCATTTAAGTTGCCCGACATAAAATTTTAAATAATCATATATTTGTGCTTTATTGCACCAAAAATAAGCATTGATTTCTTTCATAACTCGCAAAAATTCTTGTCCGAAAAGTTCAATATCATACCCATTAATTATTTTTGCTTTCTCGACATCCGCTAAAGATTCACTTAATTTCATTTTCTTGTTTACAGTTCCACCCCCCTTTGTGTTTAACACATAAGGCGGATCTGTCAGTAACAGGTCAACGCTGTTATCGGGAATGTTTTTCATTAATTCAAGGCAGTCACCCTGATATAAATTTACCATTTTCGTAACCCCAATTCTTCATTTATGATATCCGCACCGCCACATAAAATTTGCAACGGTGCGAAATATTTAACATCAGCCAAGTGCCTTTTTGGCATTTGCAATTTTCTTATCTTTAGCCCAATTGCAATCATTGATAAGATGATAGATAGCATTGATTGTCTTCTCACCTACAATGCCATCAACTGTGACCTTACCTGCTCTCTGTGCCTCTTTAACAGCTTTAAGAGTGCCGTCACCGAAACCGTTCGAGTTATCGACCTTAGTCTTGATAATTTTCATGTTGTACAAAGTAATCAACTGCTTCTTAAAAGCAAGTGTTGCCGTATTGTGTGCGCCGTACTTAATCATTTCTTCCTTCACCTCTGACTTTGATTTGATAATGTTTTTATTAATGATGACATCCGTGTCAACATTACCGCTGATACCGCTGATTCTGCCGTTATCGGCATTTTGCCAGATATCACAGCTTTTACTTGGGGATGATGACCACTGTGCAAGCCAAATACTGTACTTACTTCTGAGCCTTTCATAATCAAGGTGATTGTTGAGCCAGTTAAGATTACTGTACACTCCTGCACGGTAACCACCCGATTTGATAGCATCACAAAAAGCAATTGCAATGTTTGTCAGAGCCGACATACCGAGCCTTGTCTGACCGCTCTCTTCAAGGTCATAATATACAGGCAATTCAAGCGTTTTACCCTTAATGCACGCAAGGCATACCTTAGCCTCCTGCTTTGCCTCTGCAACAGAGTATGCGTAAGAGTACCAATATACTCCGACCGCAAGACCTACCTTCTTAGCGTTCCTGTAATGCGTTTCAAATTCAGAGTCTTTCTGATAGATTTCCTTGCCGAATCCTGCACGGATAATCACGGCATCAATACCGCTGTTTTTTACTTTGGTGTAGTCAACTCCCGTCTGACAATAGCTGACATCAATTGCAGTTACTTTCATTATTTTCCTCGCTTTCTGAAAGTTCTATACCTTCAACTGTTGCTCTCAAATTAAGCACATTAAGGTAGTGTTTCATATTCACAAACTGTTCGTACAGCAATTCATAAGAGCATTTTGGTTTAAAAGGTAATGTACCCGCTTTATAAGAATCAAGCATTTTCATAAGTCCTCTTAATCTTATAAGCAACTGTTCATACTCTGCTCTGAATCTTTCTTTATAATCTTCGCTTGTCATACCTTTGATTGTATCAGATAATTTCACGATTTATCCCTCGCTTTCTTAGCTTTCTTCGGTTACTTCGGGCAGACCTGCAATGCTTGTCAACACAGACAATACACCTGCAAGCAGAGATGCCGAGCCTACCGCAACCCAATTAACATCTGTCATCACGGCAGACACACCAATTGTTGCAATAGCAGTCTGAGCAACAGTCTTAATCGCTCTGATTGCCGTAGCTTTCGCCCAATTTTTGGTGAAAATTTTTTTCATTTTCAATCTTTCCTTTCGCTGATTTTTTCGAGGTCATCAATGCGATGATTTGCGACCTTGATTTCTTCGTCAACAACAGCGTTGTGCTGTTCGATTTTGTATGTTCTCTCAATCAGATTGTTGTGCTTTTCAACCTTTTCTTCAAGCTTTGAAATCCTGTAGCTTGACATACGATTGCTCGCCAACACACCGCAGAGAGAGCCTATAACCGTGCCTGTGAGGGACACAAGCGACACGATAACTTCGGGGTTCAATTCCATCACTTCGCTTTCGTTATGTTACCTTGTGAGTGACTTAATTATGTGCTTTTTTTCATTGAAATACTAACCTCAAAAAATAAACTTTCAAACATATACTTTTTGAGATGGATGTGTTATAATTAAATTAGCAGGAGTCCTTTTCCTGTTGTGATTTTCATTGTTTGTCATCGTCTGATGACTCGGACGGACAGAGGTTGTCCGATGACTTGTTTGCGTGACTTCGGCAGGGCATTCGACAACGCCATCTATCGGTGTGTTTCAATTGTGGATGTTGAAACACAACAACAATTAACAGGCTGTCCGTCCTGCCTTTCTACAACTACCTTCTTGATATAAATGCAATACTCTCACCCTCCTATGGCAGAACAAAAAGAGCATCTCGTTTTGAGATGCTCTTTTTGCTTTATCTGCGATTTTTATTTTTCCTTAGATTGCGACTTATAATACTGCTTGCAAGAGCGTTCTGTGATTCGATATGCTCCCATATGTAATTATTTTTCTTCCGTACATCCTCTTTGAATGCTTTGTACTTTTCACAATTACTATGACATCTTAAATGCCTCTCTGAGCAGTTATAACAGCAGTTATTTACCTGTTGAGCCAAAGCCACCATCGCCTCTTTCTGTGTCATCCAGAGTATCTTCTACTTTGAAAAAGGCTGTTATATACGGAATAAACATTATCTGACTAATCTTATCCCCTGCGGTGATACGATAATCTGTACCGCTGTTATTGTACAGCTTAACACCGATAGAGCCTGTGTAATCAGGGTCAATCAATCCTGTTGAGGTGATACCGTGTTTAATATTTAATCCGCTTTTGGATATCAGCACTCCTGCAACATCAATCGGAATCTGAATGTGTACTCCGCTATCGATAAATACACTTCTGTGAGCAGGTACAACTACATCAATCGGCGAACAGATGTCATATCCAACATCTGTTGCGTGTGCCTTTTTAGGCATTTTTGCACCGTCATCAAGCATAATTTTCATTACTGATTTCATCATTTGCTATCATTCTCCTTTAAAATTCCATCTTTTGTAAAAGTGCGTCCGCACTCTCCGCATTTTACACATACAATTCCGTAACTGTCTGGATTTTTGCATTCGTCACTAACATAACAATCTGCAAAAAAGTTCTTTTCATCGTAATCCTTAAATTGTTCAAGCTCCTTTTCCACACGATACGGTTCAAAATCTATTATTTCGCCCTTAATCTCTCTCGCCGTCAATCCGTATCACGCTCCTCCTCGTCAAGCATACCAAGTTCCTGCCCCAACGCAACAACAGCGTTTACAATCAAATGCAAATCCTTACCTTTGATGTTACACATACTAAAGCAAACATCGCCCTCATCGTTATCAAGTTTACCAAAATCAATAACAAGTCCCTTTGTAATCGTCTTGCTTTCATTGTTATCGTAATTAACGGTAATGTTTTTAATATTTTTCATTCTTCTACCTCACTTTCTTCACGCTGATTCCACGCTCTTACGGCATCCTCTGCTGAATCGAAGTTTTTTTCAACTGCACCAAATAAATAACATTTGTATTCGTGTGGGCAATAGATTTCGTAATTATAGAAACCTGTCGAATATTTGAGCATTCGCACTTCTGCATCATAGCCACAAAACGGACAAGGCTTAAGTTTTTCCATCCCAGTTATTTTGATTTTATTTTTTAGTATCATCTTTATTCCTTTCTAATGTTAAAATCTTTATTCCATAGCTTTATAGCATTTTCGGGTGTATCAAAAATACAAAACAAGATTTTGCAATTCATACATCTGATTTTTGTTTCGTCACGGTTCGTCAAGTATCCATGTACAAGGTCATTACTGCCACACTTCGGGCAAGGTTTGAGTTTTAGTTCAGACATTGTTTTCACGCTCCTTTTTTTCAATCCTTATCTATTATCTTCATATCCGTTTTGCACCGCAGTAGGGACAATATGGATACAAATCAAAGCCCTCGTAAAAAGTGAAAAAATTTTTACACTCAGAACATAAATAATTTATATAGCCGACACCCCCACTGTCGTGTTCCCACTTTCCGTGCCTGATTTCTTCCATTTCACACACCGTAGCATGATTGGGTTTACTACCGTCAACTTCGATAATATGCTTAACTGTTTCGGCATTTCGTTTTGAATTAAAGTATATCGTGTTTACACTACCGTCTGCGAACGGTATATCCAAAGCATAGTCACCGCAAAAATCACGGATTTTTAATTCTTTTTCAATCATCGCTCTTCACCAATCCTCTCCGTCAAAACTTAATTGCCCAGGCAAAACACCATCCTGCATCCACCAGTGATAAACCTCAAGTCCATTAGCGTGTTGTGTAGCTTTGCCTCTTTGCTTTCTCATTTCAAGCATCTTGTTGAATGCTCTTATATACAAATTTCGGTACTTGGGATATCGTGCAAATTCCGCAAATCTCTTCTTTTTACCTGCCAACGGACAGCCGATGCATCCAACACGATTAAATCCACAATTGTATAACGGATTAAGAATAAGATGCTCTTGGTTGATGTACTCCTTAACATCATTATCCGACCAATCGCAAATAGGGTTGAATATTATTTTTCCCTGCAACTGACAATGTTCAACTATCTGCCTCTTATCGTCATTGTCATTGTTAAGGATAATTCTATCGGAAGGATTAGGAGTATAGGTTTCAATAACTCCTTTCGACTGTCTTTTCGTGCTTTCCGCTCTCCGCACCCCTGTGACGAGGGCACGATTCTTACCGCCTGCTTCTTTCAGAATTGCACAACAATATCTTACTAACCTTGTGGGTGGAATACCTTTTTGCACTATCAGTGACCACATAGATGTCGGCTTGCCCTTGTATCTTGGCATATCAATGTTGCATTTTATTCCTTTAGATTCCAACTCCTTAAATTTATTGCGTATGTGGTAAACTGTTTCGGGAGCATCAGCCGTTGTGTGACTATGTTGAGCTTCAAAGTCTATACCCGATTTAATCGCTAAATCTAAAATAATGTCGCTATCTTTGCCACCTGAGTAACAAAGCATAAGCGGTTTTTTATAATAGCGTTTACTTATTTCTGCTCCGTCACGAAGTCGCATTATAGCAACCTTTTCTAAGTCCATTACTCTTCACCGTCCTCAATAGGCTGATTCCAGCATTCAATGCAGTTTTTTCTACAATCTTGATTATCTGTCACCCCTAACTCATACGGACAGATACCACTTGGTATTCCGTCTCCGTTGACTTCGGCATTTGGATAATGACTTAGAAATTCGGTTAAGTAGGTTTTCCCTGGGTGTTCGTCACTCCACCGCTGAACAACTTCTATTGCTTTTTTAGGATAAAGCATTTCAAAATCTGTACAGCATATTCCGTCACCGTTGTTATAACTACTCAAGAGACAGTTTGTACATTCCACTTTGCATACTCCTGACTCTGTTGTTTTAGACATCCTCTTTTTCTCAGCAAGATAGTTCTCAGTCTTGAAACAATCAATCATTATTAATCTTCCTTTCCCAATCCTTTTTCATTGCCTTGCGTTTTTTTGGACAATCCTTCCAATTGCGATTTTTTCGTTTCCAACGGAAAGAAAAGAGCTTATAGCGTAAGCCTTTGTATTTGATACCGTGATACATTATTTCACCACCTTAAAATCAATAATATTTTCGTACCAATTTAAGATATGGATACGAAAGCCGATAACCGTTAATTCGTAGGTTTCGCCCTTCTTCAAAGCACCGTAAACATCAGACGAGTTGAATTTCCCTCTGAATAATGTATCTGTATCCTCAAAAACATAAGTCTTACCGTTTTCATCCTCACCGTAAATAAGATATTTACTGTCGATGCTATCTTCGGCAACCTGTGTTGTCACACGCTCTTTATCGGTGATTGTTACGGTGTATGTGTGGTCATTGCTGAAATTTATCACAGGAACAGCAATAACTGCGATAACAACTAATGCGATTGCTGTTAAGCAACCTAACAAACTTCTATTTGACATTTTCTTTCTGCCACTCCTTGTATTTTCTGTATAGATATGGTCTTGCTGTTTTCAACATCATTTCCATATGTTTTTGGCTTGCAATAGGGTTATATTCTTTTTGCAGGTCTGCGTTATCCATTGCATCTAACGCTTTTTTGATTTTTTCAGAGTCTATCATTTTTCAAGACTATATCCTGCCAGTTCAGCTACATATGACTTAATATCCTTGAGTTCTGATAAGATAGCCTCCGCTGTTGATTCTGTATTTTCCGCTGTCGGCTTTTTCTCATCGGCTCTTAAATTCCATACTTTCTCTGCTAAATATGGCACATACATAGGCGGTGCTACTTTGAAAGTAATAAAATAATTACAACCCCTGCAAGCAATTTTCACCTCGTTCTGAGTCGGGTTGTATCCTGAGATTAAGTCCGTGTTACCACAAAACGGACAACCCTTCTGCAAGTTCAAGATTGGTTTTTCTTCTTTACTCATTTATTTCCACCTCCTTGTAAAACTCATATCTGTTATCTTTATTGTCATGCTTAAAAACTTTTACAAGGCTATCTACAGTCATCTTATTTACCAATTTAACATCGTTTATTGCCTTGTTGAACAAAAAGACAGATTCCCCACTCTTGATTTCATCAAGCACATCAGAACTACAAACTGCTTCATACCTTCTCATTTAATCTACCTCAATTTCTGTATGTAAATAACTTCCGCTGTCAATTGTATTTTTCAGCTTTTTGCCATAATCAATACCGTGATGCTTGAGAGCCATAATCTTGTCAAACTCTCTGTGCATCTTAATTGAGCCATACTCGACATTATCCTTGTATTCTTCGGTGTACTGCTCTGCATCATCTTTCATCTTGTGAATGTAATGAAGAGCCTCAATGTTAAGCTGATACAATCTTTTTGCACCAAAACCAAAATAATGATTGAGTATAACCGATGCCAACTCAAGACCGTAGCCAATGCCTACATCGAAGATTTCGCCCTTCTGACGGCCATTGTACTGCTTGTTGCGTGCTTTCCAATTAGCTTTCATTTGCGATTCTCCTTTCTGCGAAGAGAGAAAAACGCATAAATCGGTGCAACAAAGATATAGGCTAACAGCACAATAAATCTGTAAGCAGGGCTATCAATGGCGGTCACCGCTATTA